GGTATAAATGTTTCCTTTTGAGATGTAGTGGGACAAGTTATGAGGTGCAAGCCGTCTCTGTTCAGCAAGGATAATGTCAGCACCTTTATGTAAAGCCTTACGAACTGCCTTATTGATATTTTCATCAAGCAAGTCAAGTTCTTGTATAAGACCTTGAATATCAGGAAAATCCGTTTGAAAAAATCCCGCATTTGCACCGCCTATTGTTTCGGTTTTACCACTTGAAGTAGTGACAGTTCTTGCAATAGTACGAGCTTTGCTTTGCCTTACATAATTGCCATCAACAAGTACCAAATCTTCTACATTTGAGTAACCCCATTGTTCAACTTTTCCGTTTCGTTCAACTGCCGGTACTAAATTAGCAAGAAAAACTCTCTGCACATCGTTTTTAAATGCGTGTTGTATTATGTTTCCTGCAAGACCTTCATAAACCTGTCCATCTTTTGTTTGTACAAATCTCATTCTACGAATACTTTTTCGTTTATATTTCGCCATGCTGTCACCCTCTTTCAAGTGAGAGTTTCACAATCAGGTCATTCAAGCCGGTAGAGATGTTGTCAATGCGGTAACGAGTACCGTCATAGTCAAGGTGGGTGAATTGGTCTTTGTCGAAGTCACGCTTCCAGACTTGTGCAGTGAGGTCAATTTTCCTGCCGACACCCTCAACAGATGTTTTGAGAGTAAGCGACGGCAAGGAAATATCACCTTTGACATTCAGGGACGTTTCGGTATTTTGGTTTGAATATCCGTAACCCTCAACGACTTTTACGAGAGTAAGGGATTTGTTGAATAGAACTTTTTTCAAGGGAAATCACCTCACAGGAAATTTTGGGAATACATATTGAGGATTTTCTGTGACATGGTATTCATGGCAGTCTGAGCGGTGTCGGGACGGTTGCTTGTATAAAGGTCATTGAGAATACCGAGAACAGCGAATGTAATATCTTCATGTTCATCGAGTTCAGCGGCGGTAAGCCCCGAATAGCTCATAGCTTGTTTTTTTGCGGCAGTCAGACAGGCATTAAGGGCAGTTTCGTCACCGTCGGAAATGCCCAGCCAATCTTTCACAAAGTCGATAGTAATTTCAGAAACAGTCATCTTACATCAACTCTTTTTCTAAAACAAAGTTTTGGAGAGAAAAACTCCACATTCCTCACTCCTCATTCCTCACTTAACCGGCTGCGACAACAGAACCTTTGACGATTTTCTGAGTGTTCTCAACAGTATTATCAATTTCAATCCAGAGAACAAAGCCTGTAGCGTGCTGAGTAGCGTACATTTCGTTAAGAACTTGGATATTGGCATCTTCGGAAATCTTCACAGCAAGACCGCTCATATCGCCGTAATAGAGGAAATCCTTACCTGCTGTGGCACTTGCAAAGCCTGTCATATTATCGGAAACATAGACAGGTTTTCCAAGAAGTGTATAGCCTGTTGGAGAATTGAAGTCCTTGATAAGCAGATAATTGCCTTGACCGTCCTTGAGCTTGCGGATAATGGTGCGTGTAGAGGGGTGCATGATCCAGCAGGCATTAGCTTGGTAAACATCAGGGATGGTGTCCTGTACGTCAATGAGATAATCGGAAGTAATAGAGCTGCCCGCTGTAATTGATTTAGCCTGAGTAACGGACTGTTTCAAGCCTGAATAAGTACCGCCGAGAGTTGCAGATGTACCGCCATTGATAAGATAATTTTCAATGAAAACGGCAATTTTCAGAGCCATTCTGTTGACAACGAATGAAACAATGTCGAATTGGCTGTTGTTGATGAGCTTTCTTGAAACAACAACAAGACAAGCAGCCAAAAAGCCTTTGAGTTCAACAGAAGTCAGCTTGACGGCAGTAGCGGTAAGGGTTGAAAATTCACTTGCAAATGAAACGGAAATATCACCGCTTGAAGTATCAACTTTCGGGATAGAGATATCACCCTTGATGTAGTATTTTGTAGCTTTGGCGAAGATTGGAGAGATGTTCACGACCTGATCGATAATTTTGTTTACAATGCTTTTGGGGATAACGGCACCGTTATCACCGTAAGTCAGATTAGCACGAGTTTCAAGGGATTTATCGCCCGTGACCTGACTTTTGAGATAGAGTTCAAAAGCTCTTGTTTCCTGTTCTTCCGTAGGGGAATTGTCGGCAGGCTTACCGAGTTCAAGATTTCTGTGTTCGGTTTCTCTTTGAATCTGCTTGTCGAGAGCAGCAATTTCCTTTGAGAGAGAAGTGAATGTTGATTCTTCCGCATCATTGAAAGCACGAGATTCATTTTCGGCATTTTCAAAGAGAGTTGAGAGTTCTGCATAAAGAGAGTTTCTTTTTTCCTGAAGTTTAGTCATAATAGCATTTTCCTTTCTGTTTCAAGAATTCAAAATATAATTTTTGCTGTTGGAAACGGGAATTTTCCGCCGTTTCAACAGGATTTTCAACGGTAATATTGTTTTCAAAACGACATTCACGGAGAAGATCACCACCACGAAGCTCAATGGAAGTCGCAGTGTAAGCAGGAGTTTTCGTGAGAATGCTGACTTCATCAAGCTCGATTTCCTCAAGAATACGGATTTCGCCTGTGTCGTTCCAAGAGTCTTTTTTACACTTGAAGCCGAAGCTCCAGCCCGTGAGCTTGTTGTTTTTGGCAGCGGAAATAACTTCCTTGTCGGAGATAACGGCTTTAGCGAAAAGACCGATATTATCTTCACGGAGTTCCAGACCGCTGTTTGTGTCGCAAATGACACGTTCATGATTTAACATCAACTGCACGGGATTACCGTTTTTAAGAGCCTTTGCAAAAGTGCCTTGACGGACAATTTCCTTAAAGGGCAGACCGCCGACACGGTGAAGGACTCTTGATTCTCTTTCAACGGCATTAACATAGCCGCTGATGACGGCTTTGTCAGCACTTCTTATTTCGATGTTCATACATCATCACCACCTTTCACTATTCGTAATATCCGCCGAGAGCGAACATACTGAATATCATAATTTCGGACAAGTTCATAATGTCACCTACTTTTTGAGATATTTTTTATCGACATAACAGGTTTGAAGATTGACGGCACAATAACGGAAATGGCTTTTTACTTTTTGACAAGCCTGATTTCTGTGTTTCGGAGTATCAAAAAGATGATGAATGATACCGTTTCGATAGTCGATATTGACACCGAGAAAGCCTTTCAAATCATCAAACAATTTAAGTTTCTCATAGTTCGGCACAAAGCTCATACCGTCAAAAAATTCATCGGTAGGAATATCGAGTGAATAACAGGCAATTTCTTTACTCATATTTTTTCTCCTTTCGGGCAACAAAAAAGCACCTTGATTGCTCAAAGTGCGAGTTTATAAGAATTTTAAACGACAGATTTGAAGAAAAGTCCGCAAAAAAGTCTTGTAAATTTCCAAATGGAAACAAAAATCGGTGTTTTCACTTCCATTCAGCAGCGTTTTTGGTTATAGTTCAAGGCATATTTCGGTATCTTTTTCTATTGCTAATTGTAAGGCACTATAAAAAACAGGTATTTTGTCTTTATGTTCTGCAACGATTTTTTCGGTTTCTTTCAAGAATTGATTTCCAATAACTTCTTCTTCATATTCGTCTATCCATATACCGAAAGTATCATTCAAAACATAAACTATGCCTTCATCAAACAGAAAATTTATTTCATTTTCGGGCAAATCAAACTCTGCCAAATTATTTCTATTGGCAATATTTGTTTCATAGTCTGTTATGCCTTGTTGGTTAATAGGGACAACTATTAAACTGTTACTCATATAAAATCACCTTTCTTTAATCAGTTTCTATTGTATCTTGTTTCCATTATACCACTGTCATCTTGCTTGTCAATGGAAAACTCACCGAATTTAACGGTCTGATTTGTATTCGGAGTGTAAATCGTGTGGTTTTTGGTGTCAAAGAGAACGTCTTGAAGTCCCAGCTTAATCCAATTGAGATTGAACGGCTCACGGTCTTCTTCATAACGGACTTCATCAACCTGCAAAAAGCCTTCATGTAAGGCGATTTGATAAGCCTGATAGCGTTTGAGAATGTCGCCTTTTAATAATTCTTTGGTGTCGAGGATAAAGTAATGGTCTGACTTTTCCGCCCACAACAGAAAAGATTTGTTGAGAGCGGTCTGAATTGCCGAAACGATAGGCATGACAGCGGTTTTGATAGCGGAGATGTATTCTTCATCGGAAGCTGTGCCGCTGATGACTTTGGAAGATAAGCCGAACATTTGGCAAATCAATTCATTGTTGGTGTCTTTTGATTCGTTCAGCTGCATTTCAACGGAAGTGTTTGAACTTTCGACAAACTTCAAACCTTTGTTCAAGACCATCATGTTTGAGTTGTCGGAAGAATAGAGAGTCTGCCATTTTTCTTTGAGGTCGTCAAGTACTTCCTGAGTAACTCTGTCATCAACTTGGATAAAGCCTTTTTTGTTGCCGCCACGTTCCACGAGATAGCGTTCATAGACGATTTGCTTGTAAGCAGCATTGAGAATATCGGCGTGTTCTTGGATAATTCCGACACCCGTAACACCGTCTTTTGTATTTCGGCAGATACGCATAATTTCATCATCAAAAAAAGTCCGTGTACCGATTTGGTAACGGGCTAATTTGTAGATAGGATCGTAATTTTTGGTGACGGTAACATTCTCGTTTGCGATATAGCGGAGCGAAACAAATTCATTTTTGTTTCTTTCGGGGAAGATGTACCCAGCCCCGTGAAGAAGATAGTCACGGACAAGAGCCTGTTTCATTTGGTAAGTGTCGAGTAAGTCGCCTGTGGAGT